AGAAGGTAAAAAGTGAGAGTTACTTTGATTAGCACTTACAGTAACATCTCCAGTTTCAATAAAACAATCTGTAGTAGAATATAAAGAAACTACTCGAATTGAGTTAGAAATAGCTGGAGAAGTGTTAGAAGAAGTGGTATGAGGAACTTGATGACCACAATTAGGTCTCAAACCTAACACTGGAATAGGATCATTGCCATCATCACGTGGTTGTTTGCTCATTTTTTATCCTTTCTGCCATCTGTCTAGCTATATGCATATGATAGCTTTCCATAGGATGTCCGTTGCCTAGCACGGTAATATTTTTCGGTATTGTTACTGGTATATAACAAGGAGCTATCTGCTCCCAAACTGATCTACAGTATTGTTTTAGCTCTTTGTTCTCACAATACTTCCATGCTGTAGAACTTTTTGTATCAGCTACTTGAACGAACCAGTGAACATAAGGAATCATTTGTTCAATAGCTCTATAGTAATTCCAACAAGCAGTTTCTAAATCTTGATGTTTAATTACTGAGTATGTACTTTGATTAAAAATCAAAGCTCTTTGTATATAAGTTAATCCTACTATAACTAAATCTTCTGAATTGTGCAATGAGTTTTTCATACGAAGCAAACATTGATCAATTGACGCACTTCCTACTCCTCTATTATCGAGTTCTAAAGCAAGATGGTTAGAGAGATGCCCTGCCCACGATCTGTAGTACCCAGCTTGTTCTAGTTTATACTGCTTTTCAAACCGTCGCCACTGTTTAAGAGGAACTTTACGTTTTAACTCATTGCACTCATCAATAGAGATGTCCATAGCAATATGATCACCTAGTTCAGTCCCAGCAGTAAGTGAGCATCCATAGGCCACTAGTCTTTTAAATTGGTCCATACCTGTTGTTCACCTGTGTTATAATCTTCATCAGTAAATAGTATAGGTTCACTCTTTTCATACAATGGATGAGATGTTACCCAGTCAGAAAATCGATCAAACAAATAGTCATTACCTTTACGAGTTAAATGATTGCCCAGCACTTTGAGTTCACTGTTTAAAAGAGAGTTAAATCCAGTCAATTTACCTGTTTTATCTCGATTCAACCACAGCTCATCATCTTCTAGTTGAATGATTGACTGAACTCCAGGCTCATCTTCATACCCAGGAAAAGGAGTCCAAAATAGAGCACGATCTCCAAATAGTGCTTGAGTTTTTCGTGCGGCTTCTAGATTCAGTTTTTTAAGCACTGCGGTGCTATACTGTTTATAAGAGTGTTTAAATCTATTAGACCCTCGAACCAAGTGAGAAAAGTTGATAATAAAGGGACACTGTAAGTCTTTATAGGGCAACAGCCTGTCTAAAATGTCTAAGTTGTTAGATCCTGGAACAGCTATGCCATATCCTCCATGAGCTCTAATCATGTTGCCTGCCCAAGAGTACTTAGGATGAGGCATGCAAGATATATCATGAGCTTTTGAGTATGAGTCTCCAGCTATTACTATCATAGATCAGCTCCTTGTTGTTGTAGCCACAGTTTAAGCCTATCATTGCCCAGCCGAGTTAGATGATTGTCTAACAGAGGCTTATCGCTGCACCACAACTCGCACTCTTCACGATCTTCCCAATATAACACATCATCCCAAGTTTCATAGTCAGGCCAAGGAGACCAAATAATGCTAACTGATTTCCAACGAGCAATAATTGATTGAGCTGCTCGTGTGTTCAGAGTGTGTAGCGAAGCATTTCGAAACTGATCAGGATTTTTACCTTTTGTTGAGGCTATTGATGGGGGAATACGGTTAAGTGTTGACAACTGGATTACAGCTGGTTGCAACTCAAGAGGTCGAAGTGTTTGCCAAATTTCTACATTTGACCAACCAGGTTGTGCTAAGGATGATGAGTGTGCACACCACGCATCGCTATCTCTAGAGTAAGAAAATGAATCACCGATTACTAGCATAAGTTTTTTTATCCACTGCTATGAAACGGTCAACTCTCTCTCGCCAATACAAACAAAAGGCACGGGCTCTTTCAGGATGTGGCGTTTTGATATGCACTGCTTCACAAATTTGTCCAAACAGAGGAAACCAGCTGTTAGCATCTCCATAGATGAACGTTTCTATAGGAACTCTTAACACATGAGGTCGAGGTGTAACAAAATGGTGATAGTGATCTGTCATAGACTCAGCTGTATTCCAATCGTGAACACAACGTGTATCAATTAACGCAGCATTTTGCCAAGTTAAAGCAATAACAGGTTGTTGAGTGTGTTGAGAAACCCAGTTAGCTCCAAGATGGCCTCCAACGGGAATTAGAATGCGTGAGTCGCGTTTGACTGCATGAGCCAACCAACGCTGTGTATTCTCATCTTTGATGCCACGCAAGCCTTCGGTCACAGCTGTTCGTAGATTAGTCCAGCCATCACAAAGTGAGATTAAGGTTCCAAAATGAGCTAGAGTGTAGTATTCTCCGCCACTCCAAGCGGTGCAAGTGGCTGTCTTAGCTGAGCCGGGAATATCAAGAGGAGCAAGGTTAGATCCCCAGTAGTTCCAGTCGGGCATATAACTATACTCGGCGTGATCTAAGATGCATCGAGCCATCACATTTCCAAACCCAAAATAGGGCCAAGTGATGTAGGTAGCGTGACTCAGCACCCAATCGACGAGGCCGGGCTGTGCGTCACTCATTGACTAAACCGAGCGCGAAGCGCTCGCAAATTTTTTTCTCTCTCACGCCATGATGTCCTCATCCGGTTATGATGATGGATGAGCTTGACGAATTCAATCAACCATGTGCTTGTCATGCTGTCTCTTTTCAACGATACGCCTCATCCAACGAGTAGCTGTATGAGTAAACCAACGCGGAACAAAGGCGTGGATTGTCACCGCCACAACCAACAATTGCAGTTGTGCAGCGACCCAGAGTGCGGAACGGAGGTGTTGCAGGGGTGTTTCTCCCACTGATGCACAGTGGTCTCTACAGCGTTGTGTAATCATTCCATGAGATCCCGCATGAGCTTGTCATAGTTGTTGATTTGAACTGCCACTGCAGGGCCTGTTTGCTTCGGCTTGAGGGAGGCTTCCACTTCTTGTAGATGCTTCATCCAGTCAAGAAGGTCTTTCTTCGAGTAGATGCCTGTTTCTACAGCTTCTTGGATTTTTTGATCGATCACTGAATTGATTAGGTTGATGCGCTTGATACGATTAAGATATCCTTGCGTCGCAAACACTGAATCAATATAGTTCTTCACCTCTTTCTTTTCAATCACGGATGTGACACGATCCTCGCTAATGCCATACTCATCGGCAAGTTCGTCAATGCCTTTACCGGATAAGTAATCGTTAGCGAGCGCCAGCATCACCGGGTCAAGAGGCGGAGCCTCTAAGCTGCGGTTGAGCGCATCAACAGTTGTGGTAACGGCGGTTGTGTTATCATGTTTCATTATTACACCTCATATAAAATTTGTGTGCTCATGTCTACTAGTCCATAAGGCTTAAACAGTCCTTCGTCGATGCGAAGAGCTGTGACACGAGCTTCTTCTACCTCAAATGCTCGATGGAGAGGGGTGAATGAGTCAATCGCAGTTTCAATTTGCCGACCTAGAGTCTCAGCGGCAGTCTGTGGATCGTCTCCGTCATAAATGTATCCACGAATGAGCACCTCTAGAGAGGCTAGTTTACGCCCGTCAGACCGGTGCTGTCGCCGTTCCCCTTCGGGGAGCATCGCGATAAAAGGCCAGTCATTTATCTCGTGCATATAGACCCAAAATCGTTGACAGTTGCCTGCGTCTACATCTGTGTTAGCAACTAGATGGTCTACTAGTGCTTCTAAAATCTGTGTACGTCTAGTCGGCATAGTATATCTCCACTCCTACGTCACAAATTCCATATGGTGAGAATAGCCCTTCATCTGTGACAAGCGTGACAACTTGAGAACGATGCACCTCAAGGTTGGACGATGCATCAGCAAACGCAGTAACAACCTGTTCAACATCGCGAGCAAGGAGTTCTGAGTCTTGAAGAGAATCTTCAACTGCGGTGTGTACGTATCCACGAATGGTCATGGTAAGAGACTTAAGGGGAGACTGAGATTGAGATTGATCAAACTGTTCACGGGGAGTCACTCCTAAACAAAGAGTGGGAAAGTCATTGATATCGTCTAGATACTTGTATGATCGATGCACCTGTGAAACTGTTGTGTTGTATCCACTCTCTTGAGAGATCAAACGAAGTTTGTCAGCTAGGTAGTTTACGATTTCTGTACGTCTGGCCATATCTCTCTCATCATAGCTTCTACAGACCCAGCCCTGGCTTGAAGTTCTTGGAAAGGGATATTATAACGATGATTCCACCAGTACCACTTAAAAATCCATTTACAAATTTGCCAATCTGTAACTACTAAAAAGTTGTCATCAAACCATTGTCTACAAGAGGCAATAGTTGGTAAGTCATCTTTTATAACTTCACAATACTCGGTCTCAGTTGGGACATGATTTAGATGGAGAATAGACTCTCCAGGTAGGCACTGATTACCGTCAGCATCAATTGGAATACCAATATCGTCATAACCTACAGGTGGAGTACCAGGCCAGTAATAGTTTCCTGACTGTTCATCATCTGTACTTGTTATATAAACAAGAGGTCCATACGTAAAAGCCAATTTTACCCCCAAATAGCTGTAATTTGTTCTGCGACAGTAGCGTTGTTGGCAACAATACCATCATACTCTGCTGTTCTAACTTCCTTATAACCATACCAATCAACAATAGCTTCTTTCACAGCAGCTTCTGTTTTGTAAATATGTTTAATCTCAAACCAAAGTGAAGCAGCGTTAACGGTAGGTAAATAGTCTTGGATATTATCATTAAACTCAGTTTCATGGGGAGAATAGTCTGGATGATATACACAAGATGAGTCAATACAAAGAGTGGCATTAGCAGCATCTCTTGGAATACCGGTAGTTGAATCATACTCAGTTGGATGAGTGCCGTCCCACCAGTAGTTACCGCTACCATCTGTCTCGTGTCTAAGATTCCAAGTTATACCTTTATAAGTCCACTTTGTGTCAGGAAACGTTGGATTTATTCGCCACCAACTACCTTCTAAATCATCAAGTTGGTGTGTGTTAACAATATTGTTAGCACCAGCGTTATCCCAACGATATTGATTTACATACCCTCTAAATTCAGAGCGATCCGCAAAAGATCCCCCGCTTCTGCCTGTCCATAGCTCTAGATTCTTTACTTTATCAGCCTTGCCAATGAAAGTTACAATTTCAGGAACATAAGCCACGTTCTCTCCAGGATCAACGGTTCCTAAAGACCCAATAGGACAGCCCGCTAGTCCTACCTGAGAAGATTGAGGCAGATTACAGTTAAAAGCAACGTCAAAACCTTCTTCAGCCGCTACATACTGAGCAGTAGCAAGAGCCATACCTAATTGAATACAAACTGTTTGAGTCTTTTTTAAGTCAGTATCTACTGTCATACAGTTGTCATACATGTCCTCTGAAAAAGCTGTAGGTACTGACCAATACAAAGCTAGAGGAGCGGTATTACATAGCTCAGCATAGTAAGTAAAGTTATCAGCAACTAGGTTAGCATTTACAGTCCCACCATCGGAAATAAACTGAGTAATCCTATCCTCTCTAGACTGAGCCCAAACAGCTAATTGAGTCTGCATCTCAGAAGGCATTTCGTTCACCCTAAAAAGAAACTCAGTCCCAGCAGGTGTAACATTTGCTACAGCTGCTAAAATGTTTGCCTTTGTTGATTCAGGTACTGAAACACCTGTGTCAAATGTAATCGGTGTAACTCTTTTATTCTCAATAAAGTCTTTAATAGAGTTAATCGAAATGCTTTCAAAATCTGCCATTTAGGTCTCCTTAAAATATGACTAGCTCTTCATGAGCTAAATTTTTCTCATAGCAACCTATCCCTAACAAGGTGTTGCCGTTATCTAATAATCCATTTTGTTCAATATTTTCTAAAATGAGAGGGGTGCTTGCTGTAACAAACTCTCTACATTTATGTAGAGCATCCCATCCAGGCCCACCATTGAACATTTTTTCTAAGTCACCCTCAGACGACATCAAAACCACAAATACAACCCATTTCATGATTTTCTCCCTTGTAAAAAATTTTTGAAACGTAAAGGGAGACGGTTCAAAACTTAAGTCTATAATACTCTTCCCTTTAAGGGATGTCAAGAACTAACAGTGATTTTTGAAATTTCCCAGTTCGAGGCCGTATGGAGGTGCACAGATACCCGTGCATCCTCCAAGTCTTACTAACCGCCCCCTGACCCCCCGCCGGGCTAAGCCCTTGATAACAAAGGAAAATAAAAATGATAAGTCATTGAAAACATTGGAAACTTTTTTCGCTTTGCCTCTTGATTTATAGGGCAAGATACCCTATATATAATATATAAGGTTTTAAAGGAGACTTCCAAATGGCAAAAATTCGCTCTCACAAGATCCGCTCTGCGATCCTCAAGGAATATAACCATTGTTGCGCGGCTTGCGGTTGCGCTGATCGTGAGGCACTCGCTATTGACCATGTTGTCCCACAAGCCCTTGGCGGTTCTGATGAACTGGATAACCTGCAGGTCCTTTGCGTGGTCTGCAACTCGCAAATTAAAGGCAAGGTTCAAACGCCTCGCCTCGATCCGCGTCAACCAATTTGGGATTGCCGCAAATGGAAAAAAGGGCGCATGGAATTACGCGCAATGATTAACGGAATGAAAGGATAAAAAGCCATGAATATCAATGCTTTAGAAACTCGCGACCTGCCAATGCTCACCGATAATGAGATCAAAGCGCTGGTCACTCGCCTGCTCACCTCAAATATTCGCCGTGATCTGCTCGGCGCGGTTATGGCTGAAGAAGAAACCCGCAATTCTGATGCGCTTCTTTCTTTCGGCTTCGATGACGATCAAGACCTCTAGGAGATATCACCATGTCAATTCATGCTTTCATCGTTTTTAAAATTTTCTTTGCCATCAACTGCATTGGCGGATTCCTGCTGATGATCTTTGGCGCGGGATTGATTGAATCGCCAGATACTGTCACCATGCTGATCGGCGTCATGGTCACTATAATCGGGATCTTATCCTTTATCACTTTTGGAATTCTGCTCGCTCAGCGGGCAGAATAATCCAACAAAAACAAACACTTACGAGGCAGCGGCCCCTGCAGGCTAACCCCTTGATTTTATTGCGTTTTTCGGCACGAAAAATGTTCTCTATGCGACTACGAATCACCTAAATGCGACATGCGTATATCCAGATTTTACCCCCTCGCTAACCCATTGATTTTATTAGCCTGCCGCTAAACCCTTGAAAACATTGACAAATAAAAATGCTAACCCATTGAAAACATTGGAAACTTTTTTCACTTTGCCCCTTGATTTTTAGGCTAAGAAACACTATATATAATATATAAGATAAATTAAACAAAAGGAATACAAAATGACTTTTCACAATATCGTAATCTTCGACTTAGATGGAACTACCATTGATAGCACTCATCGTCAAGCCACTCTTGCCGATGGAACTCTTAATCTTGCCGCTTGGAAAGAAGCGGCAACGCCTGAAAAAATCTTTCAGGATACTGTTTTACCTCTTGGTTATCAGGTCAATCGCATTGGCAAAAAAGCCTATACCATTATCTGCACAGCACGCAATATGAGCGATGCAGACTTTGAGTTTTTAATGGATAATGGAATCAATGTTGATAAAATTATCTCAAGACCTCATGGCAATAATGAGCCAGATGGTGAATTGAAAAAGAAACAACTCAACAGTTTCTTGTCACTCAAACAATTCAAACATAAAAATAAGATCATGTTTGATGATGCTTCTTCTGTAAGATCAATTTTAAGAAAAATTGGTATCACAGTTATTCATCCTAACAAAATCCAAGAAAGGATTGCTTAATCATGTTTGGGATTATTGGATCAGTCTTGGTCATCTTGCAAATGGCTTGCCTATCTCTTGGCGCGCCTACTCATACCGCTTTTTTATTCGGCTTAATTGCCGCTATTTGCTGGATCTTTCATGCTCTTGAGCGCAACGATAAATCGCTTTTGTTTGTTAATGTTGCGGTTGGCGGTTTCGCGTTCTATGGGTTAATCCCATAGGCGTGACCGCGCCAGCAGTTGTTCTACGATTTATGGTTAAAAGTCAACGACTTATGAGGCGCCGGCCCGCAAGGTCGTAAGTCATTGTTTTAATTAGGTTTTTTATGCGATTTTTTTTACATTTTGTTGCGATTAGAACACTAATAGTCGGTTAGAGGACAGAAAGTTTTTTAAATCTGATGTATAACTAATTTATCAAATGAAGTTAAACCCCGTTTTCTAGGAGATTGAATATGAAAACACCAAACTATACCGCTGAAATGACCGCTCGTCTTGTTGAAGAATACCAAAATGGTATGAGCGTTGACGATCTAGCAAATATGATGGACAAATCAGTCCGTTCTATTCGGTCAAAACTTGTTCGTGAGGGTGTTTATGTGGCAAAACCAAAAACCACCGCTCGTAAATCTGATGAACCTACCAAGAAAGAATTATTGCGTGAACTTGAGGATATCGCCCCAATTTCTTGCGATGGCTTGATGGGTGCTACCAAGGAGGCTATTAATGAACTCTTATCCTATTTCCAAAAAGCGAATTAAACCTCGCAACCCATTTCATAGCGATCTGCGGGTAATGCGCTCGCAGATCGTTCAATCCAAAAAACGCAACTCTAAAAAGGAGAGAAAGCATGAAAAGAAAATTGTTGCTGATCAAGGCTATTGAGTCGCATTGTCGCTTTCGTTTTTCTCGCTGGCAGATTATAAGGATGCTTCGTCATGATACTAATACGCTTAAAAAGATTTCGCGGTTTGTCCAAAAAGCCGAAAAAATCACAGGCAAAAAATATCCCAACGCAGGTAATCACCTCACGCGTGAGCGTCGCAACGCTGCATAATAGAAGGGCGTTTTACCCAATTAAATCAAAGGGTTAGGGCGCCCCGGCCCGCAAACGGCTAACTCATTGAAAACATTACGAAAAAACTTTGCATTTTGTTGTTTTTGAGACACTATTAGTCGGTTACAGGACAGACTTTTCTGATAAATATGCTATAACTATATTATAATAAAGAAACAGAGATAACTGGATCGCAAGATAGGCTTAAGAGGCACTGAATATCTCACCAACTATAAGGAGGTCATAATGACCAAAACATTTTACACCGCTGGCAAAGTCTGGCATAACACAAAATTTCAATTCCTAAGAGACACTCTTGGCTTGCCTGTTAAGGCTCGCTGGATTGATCTTGACAATGACAGCGATTTCGTTCTTAACCATAAAGACAAACTTTGGAATCTTTGCTATGAAGATGTAAGAGATAGCGATTTCGTTCTGATGTATTCTGAAGATTTCAACGAAGAACAGCGCGGTGCGCTTGTCGAAATCGGTATGGCTTTTGGTTTCCAAAAACCAGTCTATGCCGTTGGTCGCTGTAAGACAATTTCACCAAATGAAATTTCTGATGTTGCCTTTACTCACTTCCCAAACTGGACTTGGCTTCCAACCAATGATCTAGTCGAAGGCGCAAAAATGGCTTTGCGTATCGAAAAACAAAAAACTGAACTTCTCAAGGAGATTGCATAATGCCTTATATTCCTGAACCACAACGCTTTGAAGCCGACAAAATTATGCGTGAAGAAGGCTTCATGCAATATGTCCCATCCAATGCTGGTGAATTAAACTATATCGTCACCACGCTGATTGACAACTATCTCAACAATGTTGGCATCCGCTATGCCCATGTTAATGAGATGATAGGCGCGTTGGAATGTTGCAAACTTGAATTGTATCGCCGCATTGTTGCGCCGTATGAGGATCAGGTCGCAGATAAAAATGGGGATGCGTATTATTCGCATCTACCAGACCCAGGGTCAGATTATTAAATCAAAACAAGGACTTACAGGGGGCCGGCCCGCGGCCCGTAACCCATTGATTTATAACGATATTTTATTTGCATTTTGGCGAGATTTGGACACTATTGGTCGGAATAAGACAAGACTTTTATGATAAATCTGCTATAACTATATCATACAGTGACAAACACGAGGAAAAAATGTCTAACTATTTGATTTCGCTTCACAATCCTGCTTATGGCATCACTCTTTTCAAAGATGGCTGGACAGGTAATCACCGCCTCGATGATGACGGATTGCCTACTGCTCGCCTTAATGAGTTTCATCGTGAATATGGCAAGCATGGGTGGATTGTGACTTTCTGCTCTAATCTGACCATGTTTGATGATCGCCGCACTTATCTGGTCGAACAAATTGCTCAAATACTAATGGGCATCAAAAAACTTGACTTCTTCCCAACTCGCGCTATGGCGCAAGACTTGGGCATCAATTCAGGTTGGACAGAAATTTTCGCGGTTGATCTTCCTCAACTGCGTGGCTACCAAGGGCAAGCCGTTAGAATTTGCAAGCGGCATAATTGGAATTATGCCAAAATACAAGATTGGATTAAAGCCACTTGCCAAGCCAATTTTGCGGCTGACTCTTGGGCTGAATACAAATATGGGGAAAAGGTTTTCCGCACTTCCCCTTTCAATGGACGCTATAACTTGGAGGTTTCCCATGTCTAAAAAAATGTTGCCTGTTTGGGGTTGTGAAAATTGCGAATTGATCGTTGAGACTGTTGGTCTCGAAGATGCCACCGCTTGTAATGAATGTGTTGACTGTGACGAGGGCGAAATTGTCGCTCTCGATCACCCTGCCGCTTGGTCTTGGGAAGATCAAGACGAGGGTCAACCCGATTGGGCGCAAGAATGGCACGACTTTGATCCAGACTGTTAGGGGGTTGTTATGCGTGATCTATGGATTGAATTAAATCAAAAAGCCGAAACACTGCACAAGCAAGGCAAGCGCGTTGCAGTTATTTTAGAGGGTCGTGATGGTGCAGGCAAATCTGGAACAATTCGGGAACTCACTCGATACTTGCCGCCATATGCTCACAGCGTGATGCGCTCATTTATGCCAACAAAAAAGATGATGAAACATTGGCTCAGCGAATGGGAAAAACTGCTTCCGCGTGAAGGCGAGATTAGGTTTTTTGATCGCTCTTGGTATTCTCGCGCTTTGCTTCAACCTGTTATGGGTTGGTGCACCGAAAAGCAATATCAAAACTTTATGGATCAGGTTATTGAATGGGAACTTTCACAAGATGTTCACTTCATCAAAATCTGGCTTTCGGTTGATGAACTCAAACAGCGCACCTTGCTTGAACGCCGTGCATCTGATCCCTTGCGCTATTGGAAACACTCGCCAAATGATGCGATTGCCGCTAGCAAGTTTGAGGAACTTACAGTCAAAAAAGATGCTATGTTTGCGCTCTCAAATGACTGGCAGATTATAGACATGGACAACAAAGATCAAGGCAGATATGAAGCCGTCAAAACAGTCGTTAATTCTCTGTGAAATCAACGACTTAGAGCGGCCCGGAAAATTGCTAACCCTTTGAAATCATTGACAAAAATAATTTCATTTTGTCGCAAAAGAAACACTATTGGTCGCTTCTAGCAAAGACTTTTTATTTATTCTATGCTATAAATAATCATAATCAAGATTAACTCTAACTAGGAGGTTGCTATGAAAGCACCAAATTACACAGCAGAGGCGACTGCTAAAATCATCGCCGACTATCAGTCTGGTTTGACTGTTGAGCAAATCGCAGAAGCGATTGACAAGAGCGTTCGCTCTGTTCGTTCCAAATTGGTTCGGGAAGGCGTTTATGTTGCCGCACCGAAAAAGGCTTCTCGGAAAAACGATGAGCCTACCAAAAAGGAACTCTTGCTCGAACTTGAGCAGGTTGCCCCTTTTGAGGTCACTGGCTTCATGGGTGCTACTAAAGCATCAATCCAAGACTTGATTGCTCACTTCAAGTCTTAACCACTACTGAAAAAGAAGCGGCAGTTATGCCGCTTTTTTCTTGACAAGATTGTTCAATAAAATCAAGCACTTAGCGGGTCCCGGCCCGCTTTTTCCATTTTGTCAATGAAAACAATGCTTTACGCGCTACAATTAATCTAAAAAAATCCACAAAATCAAGGTGTTAGCGCACCCCCCTCGAACTTACGAAGCAAAGTTAATGTTGCGTGGTGAGTGCGCTCCTGCGCCAGAGTGGAAAGGCGATTGTCAAGTAGAAAGTCAAAGTACATTGTCGAATGGAAGGACTTAAAATGAAAGTCTAGGCGCGTAGCGCCAGTAGTAGTTCGACGATTGTCAAGTAAAAAGTCAATGTGAATCCGTTATTTTATAGAAAAAACTTAAAGTCACTTTTCGCTTGCTTTGTGGGGTCAAATTTGCTATAATGGGTTCATCAAGACAGAGAGAGCATTGAGTCAGTCTAGCAGATAGGCAAAAAAGAAGACACTTTAGACTTGCTTAATGGCTCAAACAATGCTAATATCACTTATAACAATCAGAGAGAAGGAGACTGCAACATGGCAGCACAACAAAACTACAGCGCAGAGATGACCGCTCAAATCATCTCAGACTACCAAAACGGTTCTTCCGTTGAGGACATTGCTACCGCTATCGACAAATCAGTTCGGTCAGTACGTTCCAAACTCGTGCGCGAAGGCGTGTATGTAGCAAAACCAAAGGTGAAGTCCAATCGTGAGATGGGACCAACCAAAAAAGAACTGCTCCGTGACCTGGAAGGAACAGGCTTTGACGTCAGCGGCTTTGAAGGTGCCACTAAGGAAGCCATCACCCGTCTGATCGCAATGGTCAACTAATCTAAGGGGACAGGTGTAAGCCTGTCCCTTTTCTTTTGCAAAGGAAAGATACATGCCTGGTATTAGGTTTTCGTTTATTAGAGACGAAGCACAAGAATCTTGGGTTGATCGGGTCGAAGACCTGCAACCACAAACAGATGCGGCTTACATTTGGCACAACGAACAAGTGAAGCCAACACGTGAAGGTCTTCACGTACTGTTTGACCGCTTCATTTCGAGCACTGGTCTCGTAGAAGACGAAGCGGAAGAAGAGTAGCCGCTAGCGCCAGTGCAAATACGAAGTACAATCTCGATTTGCCTGGCACCTTTCCCCCATGTGTCCAAAAAGTGTCTAGTCTATGGCTAGACCCCTCCCCACCCTGGTATAATAGCACAAAAAATAGCCATCAAGCAACTGAACAGTGGCTCCCTACGGTCGCCACGCACAAAAAAAGGTCAATTTCTCTGCTTTTTGGCAGGAAATGACAAATAATCTTCAAATAATATCAAAAATAGTAGAAAACTAGCATAAAAACGTAGTTTTTTAGTGCTATGGCACCCAAAAAATGAGGAAATAGGTTGGCGCGAGGTCGCCAAGGGCAGCCCCAAGCGAACTCCGTTCGCGAGCTGACGAACA